GCGTCCTACAATCTGAACCGCAATGAAGCTGACGACGCGACGAGCGTATTCAAAGCTGCGAGCGCTGTAACGGGTGGCTCTGCTATTTCTTCCGAGTTAGTTTCTGCTTCCAAGCAGGGAGGCGGTGGGAGCATGATTGTCTCAAAAATTCACACCCTAGAAGCCTCAACTCAGTATGCTATGCGGTTTGTAAACCAAACAGAGCAGGCCACTGACTGTTATTTGCAGATAATCTTCTCCGAGAAGTTCAACGGCCAGAATGACATTTGGCTCGGGGGCGACGCGGGGGAATCTATTAAGTTGAGCGGGGGAGAGACTTTGGTCTTACCGATGGTGCAAAATCAAACGCTGAGCGCTGTTGCGATGACAGATTCCGAACTCGGCGTTCTTAGGCAGGACTAATGGCCTACTTCATTACCGATCAGTCCGAAGAATGCCCAAACTGGGCAACCGTCAAAGATGATGGCACAGTGATCCCCGGCGGGTGTCACGAAACTAAGCAGGAAGCAATCGACCACATGGTTGCTGCTTCTCTAGCGGAAGACATCCCGGCAGGCGGGGATTATGAGGCGGACGCGGTAGCGCGACCCCGTAGCGTAAGAGCCTTGCCCGGCGAGGTAGAGATCAACGACTTCGTAGAATGGGATTCTTCTGGTGGCATGGCCCGAGGCCGAGTCGAGCAAATTATTACCCGCGGGGAAATCGACGTACCGGATAGCGACTTCACAATCCAGGGCACCGAAGAAGACCCAGCAGCCCTAATCCGTATTTACCGTCAGTCTGAGAACGAAGACGGGCAGATGGAATGGCAAGCCACCGAGACGTTAGTCGGCCACCGATTCTCGACCCTCACGCCCATCGAGCCGCTCTCCCGTTCTTTGCTGGGGCTGATCACCCGGCAGGTCAATCTAGACCCACCAGCGTATATGAGGGCAGCTGCACGTCGCGGACTTCAGTTCTACGAAGATGGTCTTGGCGGGGACGGGCTACGCGACCAGACAATCGCAGAGGCTCGGGCGATGGCGCGTGGGAACGTGACTGCGGACAAGTGGGTAAGGCTACGGGCTTGGATAGCGCGCCACCTGTCCGACCTGCGGGCTCCCGGCGCTGATCCCGATAGCGATGAGTACCCAACTCCTGGAGTCGTGGCACACTTGCTCTGGGGCTCCGGGCCTTCAATCCGCGCTGCGGAGCGTGCTTTGGCATATGCTGACGGTGTGGTTGCTAGACTAGAAGAAGACAACGAAGGACGGGCGAGGAGTCACGCTGTGAGCGCTATGGAAGTTCGAGTCAATCAAACTGACTACAAAATCGACGAGACCCAAGATGGCATGACATTCGAGGGCTACGCTGCTATCTTCGACTCGTCTTCACACCCGCTGCCGGGATCAATGCGTTCCGCAACATTCGTTGAGCGCATCCAGCCCGGTGCGTTCATCCGCTCGCTCAAAGCCCGGAACGATATCAAACTCTTGTGGTCTCACGACACCGCTGAGGTGCTAGGATCAACGCGAGCCGGAACACTGAAACTAATTGAAGACGAACGTGGCCTCAAGGTGCAAGCCTCTTTGCCGAATACGACTAGGGGACGTGACGCAGCGGAACTGATCCGGCGCGGAGACGTAGATGCCATGTCGTTTGGGTTTACCGTCCCCAAGGGTGGCGACGATTGGAGCGAAGATGGCTCTGAGAGGACTCTGCGGGAAGTAGCACTTCACGAGGTTAGTATCGTCTCATTCCCGGCTTACCAGGATACCGCTGGAACTGCTAGTGTCCGCGGTCTTGCTAAGGTTGCTAAGCGTGCGAACGTGGATGTGGACGGCTTGGCTGACGCGCTCCTCAAGCTGGAGAACGGTGAACAGATGACCGAAGAAGATACACGGTTGCTGACCGAGGTACTAGATTCGATTGCTCCAGAAAAGCAGGCGAACGACGACATTCCTGATGAGACGGCGAACGGCGACAAAGCAATGCTAGAGTTGAAGAAGAAGAAGCTCGCCCTACTGATGGGAATCTAATGCCAGGTGGCAAGGGTAGGAAGAAGTAGTCATGGCAACTGTTCAAGAAATCGAAGCTGCAATCCTCAAGGTCGCGGGCAACCCCACCTCCGGTTCTATCAAAGCTCTGGCTGGGCAGATGGCAGAAGCCGTCGCTGATCTTGATGCTCCTAAGCGTGAGAAGCAGAAGCCAGCGCGGGAAATCCGCGTAGACGTTCCTGCCGAAACGCGATAGAGGCCCAGCCGAAGCCGAGCCTCTACCTTGTGGGGCGTTGCGGATTAGTCGGTAGCCAAGTCCTCCAAGCGGTACATGGTGTCGTAGGCCTGATCGCCTAGCTCTTGGAATCGGATACGGCACTCTTTCACATATTCCTTTTGCAGTTGATCGTTAGTACCATACGTAAAGTGTGCTTGCGCTCGCTTCCAAGCGGTGAGAGCATCCGCCAAGGAGTTCTGGTAAGAGAACAGGGCCTTGATCCAGTTGGTTACCTGAATCGCTTTGCCCTCATCCCATTCGTGGCCGTCTTTGAGAATGTTGTGGACGAGCTCCGCACTGTCCACTTCGTATCGTGCGGTAACTTCTTCTGCCGTTTCTAATGTGAACTCAGGTTTGGTAGTCACTCTCTCCTCTTTCTTTACTAGGTGTGTTCCGCCGATTCGTTGTCCGGCGAGGGTGGTTCCGCAGATATCACAAGCGGAACGGCTGAATGCGCTGAAGTCTACGAACTCTCCGGTGAACTCATCGAGTTCTGCGCCGAAGTCATCGCGGTTCAGGCAGTCAATGCAGACTTGCCCTTTGTAGGCTTCGTATTCGTTGATGGTGATCATGATCTTGTCCTTTCTGTTCGAGATAAACTACCTCGGTTGGCTAGCGGGCTTCCTGACCGCGGTTGATTTGGTCTGACTTCCAGCGAGCTTCTGTAAGGGCTTCGGCGTCATCGGCGTAACCGTTTTCCACCATCGACTCAAAGGCGTTCCGGCACATTGTCAGTTGCCGGATTGCGTCGGCCCGAACCTGTAAGAGTTCCTCGACCTGCGCGAAGTCTTCAGCGAACTTGTCTTGGTAGTTGAACGAAGCTGACCAGCGACTCTCGGAGACGTTCAGTTCTCGGATTGCGTCTTTCAGGGCTTGGCGCACTTTCTCGAAGCGAATTGCCCGCTTGTATGTCTTCTCGCTGATCAGTTCCTCGGGAGTGATTTTGGTTTGAGTTGTAGTAGCCATTTGGCTCTCCTTTCGTTAGTAATAAGGATAGCGGTATCCCTCTAAGAAATCTACTCCAAACGAAACTTTTTTTTGGTACCCTTGAAGAGCCGGAATCGTGAGTGTGCTCTGCCGGTCTTAGGGGTTGAGCGGAACCGCCACCCGATCAGTAAACCCGACACATTGAGGAGAACAATGTCTGAGTTCATTAAGACTCAGCAAGAGGTTCGTGCCAACCTGACTCAGCAGATTCGAGAGACCATCGAAGCTGCCGAAACTGAGGGACGCGGACTTGGTGCTGAAGAAGTCACAAAGATTGACCGCATCGAAGCTGATATCCGCAAAGCGGAAGAAGCTATCGAGGTCGCTAAGCGCAACGCTGAGCGCGTCGCTGAGGTAGCCGAGGCTGCCCGTGAGTTCGCTCCCGTCGAAGAGTCACGAGGCTCTGCTGACGTGTTCCGTTCGCTTTACAACGGCGAAGTGCGTTCGCACACGTTCGGTATGGAGCACCGCGCAACACTGATCCCTGCCACCGCTACTACTCCTGTCGATTTCCTCGACCAGGTTTACGGTGTCGCTCGACTCGTTGGCCCAATGCTCGACGTGTCCGAGGTTATTACCCGCGACAGCGGCAACGACCTCCGCATCCCCACCTACACTGCGTACAGCACTGCTTCGCAGGTGTCAGCCGGTTCCGCGATCAGCGATTCCGAGCCCACCTTTGACAGCGTGCTGCTCCAGCCCAAAAAGCAGGCCTTCATCGTCAAGATTGCGAACGAGCTCCTCGAGGACGCTGGTTTCAACATCGAGTCGGTTATCGCTGAGCAGGCTGGTAACGCAATCGGCTTCGCCGTGAACGACCTCGCTACCGTTGGTACTGGTACCACCGAGACTCAAGGTATCGTTCCCGCTGCTGGTTCCGGTGTGACCGCTGGTACCACCAACGCGATCACTGCTGACGAACTGATCGAATTGGCTTACAGCCTTGACGGTTCCGCTCGTCGCTTGCCTGGTGTTGGCTGGATGATGAACACCGCTTCCGCTGGAGTGGTTCGCCGTCTGAAAGACGGAGCTGGAAACTACATCTTCAACCCCGGTGTTGGTGGCGTGGGCGACAGCATCCTCGGATACCCTGTGTTCGAGAACCCAGCAATGGCTGACATTGCTACCGGCAACAAAGCAGTAGTCTTCGGACACCTGCCGTCGTACAAGATTGTTACGACTGGTCTCGAGGTGGCAACCTCTACGGATGCTTACTTCGAGAACGACGTGACCGCGTACCGCTTCACTTACCGTTTCGATGGCAAGCTGACGCACGCGAGCCACGTGAAGTACCTCGAACTCGCGTAGTTCGATTCTAAGTTGAGTGCCCTCGGGTTGGTAGGTCTCCCGGGGGCATTCGCTTTGGGCGCGGAAGGTTTCGATTGACGCGAAGACCGCAAGCGGAGCGCGTTAAGACCTCGGTTCGACTCCGAGCGTGTCCACTTAATTAGGCTGTATATGATCGCTAGAACATAACCTGTCCTGCGCGAACGAGCAGATTCCCGGAACAACTGACACTTACGCTTCGGCTAAGTGACGGTTATTGTGCGAGCGCGCATAATTGCTGTTAAGTCAAAAACATAACGCGGTGTAATGGTTTCGACAGGAACTAAGACAGGTGTGGCACAACTGTACCGAATTCGGTATTGTTTTGACTATGGCCTACGAAAGAATTAAGGGAGCGATTGCTCTCGCAAGTAACAGCCCGGGAGCACCTACCGGATACGGAGTTCAAGCGGAGTATCTAGTAGAGCGGTTCGTGCGTCACGGCATTAAGACTGCTGTCCTATCGAACTACGGTCTCGAAGCTCAACGCTCAAAGATCACTACGCCATACGGCAAGGCAGAGCACTTCCCCAAAGGGCTCACGCCATACAGCGATGATGTGATTCCCCTCTGGTATGAAGCGTTCATGGCGGATAATCTCGGGACACCCGGAGCGGTCATGACGCTGTTCGATGTTTGGGTTTACAACAACCTCAAGTTTGACGGCGACATCTTGTCTTGGGTTCCGATAGATCACGTCACCTTGCCTCCCGGAGTGCGGCACTTCTTGGCACGCGACAACGTAACGCCTATCGCCATGAGCCCTCACGGTAAACGCCTACTCGACAAAGAGTTCAAAATAGACTCGGCTTATATTCCTCACGCTGTCGATACCAGCATCTTCAAGCCGACTAAGACTATGCGCGGTGTTGCTACGCGGAAACTTATGGGAGTCCCGGAAGACGCGTTTTTAGTTTCAATGGTGGCTGCTAACAAATCGAATGGGATGATCCATCGCAAAGCGTTCGCAGAGCAACTGATCGCGTTCTCTCATCTACGACAAGCGCACCCTGACGCTTACCTGTATTTGCACACGACACCTCACAAGACGTACAACGGCTTCAACTTGAATGCCCTACTGCCCGCGGTGGGGCTGGATAGGGAACGAGTAATTATTGCCGACGAGGATCAGTTGCGTATTGGATACCCGCAGAAGGAGCTGGCTGCCCTATACACGGCTTCCGACGTGCTTCTCGCCGCTTCTTACGGTGAAGGGTTCGGAGTGCCTCTGATCGAAGCACAGGCCTGCGGAACTAAGGTTATTACCGGCAACTGGACTTCCATGCCGGACTTGGTCTCCGAGAGCTCTTACTTAGTCCAAGGGCAACCGTTCTGGGACGAACCACAAATGTCGTTCTTCCAGGTTCCGCTGATCCAATCTGTTTACAACGCGCTCGAGCAAGCGTATGCAGATGAACGCGGTTCGGATCAGGTGAGTATCGACTTCGCTCAGCAGTTCGGGCTGGAGAAAGTCTGGGCTGATTATTGGATGCCGTTCCTCCGGGATTTTTTTGAGCGGCGGAAATAATGAGTCTTCAAGAAATCTATAAGCGATACTCTGCTCCTGATCGGGGAGGGGACAAGGGCACTCAGCACAGCTACATCGACATCTACGGCAAGTGTATCCAGCCAGGCCACACTGAGGCCCTGCTGGAAATTGGTGTTTGGGCGGGCCACTCGTTAGCAATGTGGCAGGAGTATCTGCCAGAGGCCTTAGTAGTTGGTTTCGACATCGACTTGAGCCGGGTGCAGTACGACGTAGGAGCGCTTCAGATAGACGCTACTGATCGGCTTGCCGTTGATCGAGCTCTTGGGGAAACTACATTCGACGCGATTATCGACGACGGTTCACATCTCGTGTTCGACCAGATTGTGTCGTTCGATATTTTGTTCGACAGATTGAAGCCCGGTGGTAACTACTTCATCGAGGACGTAGCAGGGCCAGATGCGCTACGAGTTCTTATGGAAGCTATCAGCGCTCGAACCAACGAATACACGGTTTACGATTTGCGCGGCGAGAAGGGACGCTGGGATGACATCCTGGTGGTGATTACCCGATGATCCCTAACCTGATTGTGCCGGTCTTGAACCGATACGACTTGCTCGAACGTATGCTCGATTCGATTGACTACCCAGTTCGGCAGTTGTTAATTATCGACAACGGTCAGAAACTCGGCGGAAACTTAACACATGAGAATCGGTACGTTAGATCAGTGAACGTGTTGAGCCTCCCATCGAACCTCGGTGTTGCCGGTTCTTGGAACCTCGGGATTAAATGCTTGCCTCATAATAATCGTTGGTACTTCTCCAGCGTCGATGTAACCTACGGCAAGGGTGCGCTAGAAACTATGTCTCAAGCGTTGCCTACTGACATTACTCTCAATGCTCACCCTCCGCACTGGCAGACGTTCGTGATCGGAGAGGCAGTTGTTCAAAAAATTGGATTGTTCGATGAGGCTTACCACCCTATTTACTTTGAGGACAATGACTACGCTCGCCGGGCCTCAGAAGCAAACGTGCCAATCCGGTTTTACGAAGCGCCAGTAAGCCACGAGAACTCCTCTACGATTAACTCTGACTCACAGTTGAGGAGAGAGAACGACAGGACTTTCTCCGAGAACCGGAAGTTGTTCCGGGACAAGCAAAATAGAAACGACTATTCTGTTCACGGCTGGAATCTATCTCGCCGGAGACAACTGTCTTGGGACTAGGCCCGCTACAATAGAAGCGGAGGCTCTATGTCTATTACGAATGGCTACGCAACTTTGGCAGACGTCAAAGCTGCTTTACGGATCACTGACAACATCGACGACTCTTTGCTAGAGACTGCTATTGAGGCTGCCTCGCGGGAGATAGATGGTCACACAGAACGTCACTTCTACAACGCGGGAACGGCTACTCGCGTCTTCATGCCTACGGATGCGTTCCTGACTGAGATTGACGACGCGGTCACAATTACTCAGGTCGAGACTTCTTCGGACGGTGTACAGTTCGATACGACTTGGAACTTGAGCAGCGATGTGCAACTTGAGCCGCTTAATGGCATAGTCGGCGGGCTCGCTGTGCCTTACCAACGGTTGCGCGCCATCGGATCATACTTGTTCCCAATTTGGGACGTAAAGAACGTGAACTCTTACGAGGCCACGGTGCGCGTTACGGGCACTTGGGGCTGGTCTGCTGTGCCGTTGGCGATTAAGCAGGCGACAATCCTTTACGCAGCGCGTCAATACAAACGCTACGACGCTCCCCTCGGCGTTGCTGGCTTTGGGGACATTGGCCAGATTAACATCACCAGGATAGACCCCGACGTGATGGCGCTGGTTGCTCCCTACCGTAAGGTGCGGATGGCGTGAGTATTTTTGATATTCGGGCGGGCCTAGCCACGAACCTACAGACGATCAGTGGCCTACGGACATCGGTGAACATTCCCGACAATCCCAACCCGCCCATCGCAGTAATCGCAATCGACAACGTGCAGTATGACGCTGCGTTCCAAAGAGGCCTCGCGGAGTACAACTTCACGGTAACGGTTCTAGCCTCTCGCGCTACTGATCGCTACGCGCAACGGGCACTAGATTCTTACACTTCCCCTGGCGCTTCTTCGGTGAAAGAAGCCATTGAGTCAGACAAGACCCTCGGTGGTGCTGCATACGATGTGCGAGTCACACAGATGAGCAACGTTGGTGCTGTATCATTGGGGGAGGTAAGTTACCTAGCCGCAGACTTCGCGGTAACGGTTTACGCGAACTAAGGAGCAAGAAGTGGCAAAGTTTGTCGCAACTGACTACAACATCGAAATCGGGGGAACCGACTTCAGCACCTCGCTTGCTGCGGTGACTCTGGACATCTCTTCGGAGGAGCAGGAAACTACGGCTTTCGGTAGCGACTGGCGACAGCGCATTGGTGGATTGAAAGACGCGAGCGTTACGCTTGACTTCCACCAAGACTTCGCTGCTGGCTCGGTAGACGAAACCCTTTGGGACAACCTCGGGGGAACCGTTGCTATCGTGATCAAGCCGACCTCCGGCACTGTCACCTCCAGCAACCCCACCTACTCGTTCGACGCGCTTGTCACTCAAACGCAACCTTACGCAAACTCGGTGGGCGACCTGGCAACTATGTCTGTGACTTGGCCTGTGAATGGAACGGTAACGCGCGGAACAGCGTAGTAGGATGTTCGCATGAACTTCAATCTACGAATTACCTTCGCGGACGGCACAACCAAAGACATCGTCGGTAAGGCAGCGGACATTGTTGCTTTCGAGCAACACTTCGACCTGTCGATGGCGAAACTACAGAACGAAGTCAAACTGACTCACCTGTTCTATCTGGCTTGGCATAGCGAGAAGCGGAACGGGGAAACCAAGGATGACTTCGAGAAGTGGTTGGAGTCGGTAGACATGATTCAGGCGGCAGACCCAAAAGAATAACCGGCTTAGGCGATGAGTCAATGCATTGGTTCGTCGCCTCCATCGCTTGCGAGACGGGGATCAGTCCCCGAGAGTTGATGGAACTAGAGCCGAGGATGCTTTGGACACTTAATCGCTACCTAGTTGGTCGGGCGCAGAAGCAAGCACAACAGTCCCGTCGGCGGTAGAATAGAACGGTTAGGAGTCCCACATGGCACAGCGCGCAGGCTTGGAGATTCTCGCACCTCGTATGGAGATTACTATTCCTCCAGGCACCGAGGGTCGTCTCCGGCGCACTGTTGCCAAAGTTCCGCCAGGTGTCCGTCGCCAACTGTCTAACGACTTACGCAAGAGCCTCCAGCCTCTCGCTGATCGCGTAGCACAGGGAGTGCCGAAGGAAGCCCCGATGTCCGGGATGGTGCCTCGCTGGGGGAACGCCATGGCGGAAATCAAAACATTCCCCAAGGGCAGGCCAGGTCGGGCGATTGCTACGATCAGGGTAATGGGCGATTCGGGTGGATTCGCCAAGTTGCTATCTATCACTGAGTTGGCAGGTTCGGTCACTCCCGGTGGTTACTCTAAGCGCGGTGCGAGCATGATTTCTGTGCTACAGGAGGACTACCCGCTCGTTGGGAAGGGTGGTCGATTCGTTTGGAAAGCCTGGCTCAAGGTTCGCCCGGAGGCTGTCGGTTTGGCCATTGCTTCGATCAATCGCTTCGTCGAGAAGTTCAATCGTAAGGGATAATCATGAAGCCTATTGTCCTGCCAATTACGTACAAGTCTGATCCCAAGGGCCTCCGCAAGGCACAAGATCAGCTCAAAGGATTCGCCAAGGGTATTGGGCGAACTGTAGTTGGTGCTACGGCTGCGGTAGCCGGTATTGGCGCTGCCTCGATCAAAGCGTTTGCTGACTTCGATGGGGCGATGACACAGTCGCTCGCCATTATGGGCGATGTCTCCGACAAGATGAAGGGGGAGATGTCGGATGCGGCCCGAGAGGTTGCCAAACAGACCACCTTCTCCGCGGAGCAGGCTGCCGAGTCTTACTTCTTCCTTGCCTCTGCCGGTCTAGACGCCGCTCAATCTATTGAGGCGATGCCCAAGGTCGCTGCGTTCGCTCAAGCAGGTATGTTCGACATGGCTCTCGCCACCGACTTGCTGACAGATGCTCAGTCTGCTCTCGGCTTGTCGAGCGATGACGCAGCTGAGAACACAGCCAATATGTCCCGCGTTTCGGACACGCTCGTCAAAGCGAACACTCTTGCGAACGCTTCAGTCCAGCAGTTTTCTGAAGCATTAACGAACAAGGCTGGCCCGGCGATGAAGACCGTCGGTATGGACATTGAAGAAGGTGTCGCGGTTCTCGCTGCGTTTGCCGATCAGGGTATCAAGGGCCAAGAAGCCGGTACTCAGTTCTCTATTGTGATGCGCGAACTCCAGCGTCGAGCTCTCGAGAACTCGGCTGCGTTTGAGCAAGCGGGTATTTCTGTCTTCGACGCGCAAGGCGAGTTCCGCAACTTCGGTGACATCATGGGCGACGTTGAGGGCCGTCTCGATGGGATGTCTGATGCTCAAAAGAAAGCAGAGCTGGCGCAGTTAGGCTTCGCGGACAAATCGGTTCAGTCCCTTTTGGCTTTGCTGGGAACGTCGGATGCGATTAAGCAATACGAATCTGACCTGCGTAACGCTGCTGGGACTACGCAAGACGTAGCCGATAATCAGCTCGACACGATTAGTGCTCAGTTCGACCTACTTAAGTCTGCTGTTGTTGATGTCGGTATCGTCGTGGGCCAAGCGCTCGAGCCAGCCTTCAAAGACTTGATTACTGAGTTGAAGCCAGTTGTGGCACAAGTTGGCGGTTCGCTGATCCCCGCTTTCAAAGGCGTGATGGTATTCGTGTCAGAAGTAGCGGGGATGTTGCCGTCGCTTATACAGGCGTTCATTCCGCTGATCCCTATCATCACTCAAATTGCTTCGCTGGTGTTCGGTGTCGTCGCCCAACTCCTGCCGACGTTCGTGGCGGTCTTGAGCGTGCTCCTGCCGATTATTGAGTCCTTCACAGCGTTCCTCGCCAACAACGTCGAAGTCGTTACTGCTGTGGTCATAGCGTTCGCCAGTTTCGTGGCAGTAATCAAGACGTACAACGCTGTTATCAACTTGGCGAAACTAGGTATGGCTGCCTTCAATGCTGTGATGCTAATGAACCCGCTCGGCTTGATCCTTGCCGCTGTGGTTGCGCTGACCGCTGCTCTTGTTTGGTTCTTCACTCAAACCGAAGTCGGCCAACAGGCTTGGGCAGCGTTTACTGAGTTCTTGACTGTGGCTACGACGGCTGTAGGCGAGTGGTTTGCGTATGTCTTTGGCGAATGGTTCCCGGGCCTGTGGCAAAGCATGGTGGACTTCTTCACTGGTGGTTGGGAGACGTTCAAAGAGTACTTCTTCACAGCCATAGAAGCCATTGGGGATTTCTTCAAGGGTATTATCAACGGCTGGATCACGATGTTCGAGGGCTTCATCAACTTCGTAATCGGCGGCGTAAACAAACTCATTAACGCTCTGAACAAGATCAGTGTGGACGTGCCCGCTGGCCCATTCAACGACGCCTACACTTTGGGTATTAACATTCCGAATGTTCCCGAAGTCTCGTTACCTCGGTTGGCCAAGGGTGGAATTGTTAAGTCGCAACCGGGTGGTATTTTGGCAAACATCGGTGAGGGTCGTTACGATGAAGCCGTAGTTCCACTTAAGCCGGGCATGGGATTAGGCAATACTTACAACATTACGGTGAATGCTGGTATGGGAACTAACGGTGCTCGTGTTGGTGAGGAAATTGTTCGCGCGATTAAGCAGTATGAACGTAACTCTGGCCCAGTGTTTGCGAGCGCGTAATGACTGCGACGATAGAGATTGGTCGGGTGCGCGGTTTCGTGCTGGATGATCCCGTCGCTGGCGTTCTAGACAACATCGAATATCCGCTCGGTGGTCTTTCGTTCGTAGACGTAACCGACAAAGTGCGAAGCGTATCTGTTACTCGCGGCAAGAACCGTGATCTCGAGCGATTCTCAGCGGGGACGCTAGAGGTTTCTTTGAATAATCAGACGCGATACTTCGACCCGTTCAGCAGTTCCGAACTCGATCCAATCCCCCGCGTTCCAGTTCGATTCTCTTACGGTGGCACCGCTCAGTTCTACGGTCAAGTTGAAGACTGGAACTACTCCTACAATCCCGGCGGGGTTTCTTACGCTGAGATCAGTGCCGTGGATGACTTTACGAAACTAGCCCGGACGAACATTCTTGCTTCGGGTAGCGCAACACCTCAGTTCTCTGGCGAACGGGTGACTGAAGTGCTCGATATGTTTACGGTGGATTGGCCAGGAGACAAGCGCAATATCGACACCGGGGACACGTTCTTGTGCACCGATCAGTACGAGGGCGAGAACGCTCTGGAGTATTTACAACTGATTGACGCCAGCGAGCAAGGGCAACTCTTCATCGGTAAGGAGGGCGACCTCGTATTCCGTTCGCGCGGGGACGCTACGCCTACTTCTGACGGCTTGCTCACTTTTGCTGACGATGGTTCGGGGATTGACTACAAACGGGTTCTAGTGAACTACGGTTCTGAGTTGATGGTGAACCGGGCAACGATCACTGCGCCTTTGGGAACGGCAATCGCAGATAACCAGTTGTCACAAATTACCTACGGTTTGATCAGTTCTGAGATTGCGACATTGTGTGCTTCCTCTACGACGCTACAAGACTTGGCCGATTACACTGTGGCGAAATACGCAAACCCGGAATATCGCTTCGAGGCCATATTGTTGGACATTCGCGCGCTTCCGCCAGCGGAAGTTGCCAGCGTGATGAACTTAGAAATTGGCGATGTCATTGAAGTAATCTTTACGCCGAACAATATTGGCTCGGCAATAGATCAGTACGCGCAAATTATTGGTATCGAACACGAAGTTTCATTCGATAGTCATGAGGTTACGATTCGCCTCGCCGGGCTCACTTTCACCTCATTGGTGCTTAGTGATACAGAGTTCGGTAAACTAGACACATACACACTTGGGTTCTAGGGGGACAACTTGGCAGGCGCAGGCTTCAAAGACTTTACCGCTGGTGAAGTGCTCACAGCAACAGACGTGGACACTTACCTCATGCAGCAAACGGTCATGGTGTTCGGTGGAACGGCTGCACGCGCATCAGCGTTGGGAACGGTTGTCGCAGAAGGAATGCTCTCTTACCTTTCGGACAGTAATTCCGTTGAATATTACAATGGTGCTGAGTGGGAACCGCTCGGCGGTGGAGGTGCCGCTGTTCACAATCTGTTAGACAACGGCGCGATGCAAGTACACCAGCGTGGCACTGCTGACACCGGAATTACCGGTTCAAGCGGTGTGATAAGAACTGCCGACAGGTGGGAATTTCAAATTAACCACAGTGGGTCTTGGACTCAGGATATTCGAGCCGACGGGCCTACTGGTTTCTCAGAATCGTTCCGAGCGCTGATTTACGCTGGGTCGGGCGCTCCAGGTGCGGCTGAGTATTGTTTCGTTCGTCAAAAAATTGAAGGACAAAATCTTCAGTTGCTTAGCAAAGGCACCGCTGGCGCTCGCGAGATGACCTTATCATTCTGGGTCAAGTCCAACGCCACGGGGACTTACGTTTGCGAAATCCAAGATGACGATAACAACCGCCATATCTCGAAGGCGTACACGATAGACAGTATTGACACGTGGGAAAAGAAAGAGATTCTGATTGACGCTGACACGACTGGCGCTCTAGACAACGACAATGAGGCCTCGCTAGATGTGTCTTTCTGGCTCGTTGCGGGTTCAGATACGTCGTCGGGCACTTTGGCGACCTCGTGGGCGTCGTACGTTGCCGCGAACCGCGCTGTTGGGCAGAGGAACTTGGCTGAGAACACGAACTACTATTGGCAGGTGACGGGTGTTCAGCTCGAAGCCGCAACAGAAGCGAGCGAGTTCCAGCACAAGGCATACTCGGATGAACTGTTGGAATGTCAGCGGTATTATTTCAAGTTCCGTTCTGGTGGTTCGAACTATACGCCATATGGCCCAGCTTTTGGTCGGCAGTCGAGCAATGTGCAGGGGATGGTTTCGTTCCCGGTTGAGATGCGCGTGCCGCCTACGGCGTTGGAAACTACGGGGACAGCTTCCGACTACCGCGTGTTGTACCAAAACGCAAATGAGGTATGCACAAGTGTTCCCACCTTTACGAGCGCAGGCACACTGTCTTCGAGACTAATCTTCAGCGGCGGTTCAGTATTTACTGTAGGTGAAGGAGCAATGCTAACCACCAACTTCTCTAGTAGCACATCATTCTTAGCTTGGAGCGCAGACCTATGAGATGGGTAGTCCTGGAACACTTATCTGATGAAGCGACAGTCTATGGTCGTATTGACGAAGATGGGCTGATGCGCGTGACAGCGATACAAGGTTACGCGGAGTTAGACGAGTGGCTTGCCGCGGGGAACGTTCCCGAGGTTGTCACAGAATGATTGAACTGACTCAGCCGTGGCCAGAGCCCTACACAATCAACGCGCGTAGCCCTTACGGGCCTCGCAAACATCCAATAACGCGTCGCGTAAAGTTTCACCACGGTATCGACGTAGCCATGCCAGTCGGTACAGCTCTTACGGCTCCCGCGGATGGGACGATTGCTCACAAAGGAGCTGGGGCTTCCGGCGGGTTCACTTTGCTGATCCGGCACGAGGGTAACTTCCACACAGTTTACTATCACTTGCAGAAACCTAGCCACCGCAACGTCGGTGAGCGGGTGAAGACTGGTGATGTCATAGCCAACTCTGGTAACACAGGCAGTTCAACCGGCCCACACTTGCACTTCGAGTTGCGCCGCTCCCGTCAATGGGGCGACACTGTTGATCCCGCGCAGTATCTCCGCAGGGCACGCTCGCACGCGCCAGAACAGCCTTCTCGCTCACGTTCTAGGGTGGGGCGACCTTCACCTGGGCTTGAGTCTTTTGGGCGCTCCTGGATGGCTAGAGGCGCTCACGCGATTAAGAGGGGGTTGGGCAGATGACGGAGAACAACGGAACCGGAGGCGTCCGAATCACCATGAAGGATATCTTCGAGGAAGTTCAACGGCAAGGACGTTTGCTCGAGAAGATTGCGAACAGCTTGCCCGACACAGAATCACAAGTTCATGATCATGAGCAACGCATCCGCAAACTAGAGATGCGTATGGGATGGGCTGTCGGAGTGTTCGGTTTCCTCGCTGCTGCCATGCCACTGATCGTAGCGGGCTTCAGCTCAGGGCTGTGACGGCTAGCAATGAACGCTGGCGTATCCGGCGAAAGTTAATCTTCGGCGCTGTATTTTTTGGTGCCGGAATGATTGTGACTGGCGGTATCGGATTGTTCGGTGACAAATTCACCGGAGAACTCGTTTACGGTGGTGTCACGATTATTACTGGGGCGATCAGCGCGTATGCTGGATTCGCAACTTACGACGACAAGTGGAATGGAACAGGAGAGAATCCCGATGGATGAGTTTGAGGAGAAGACATGGTGGACGTCGGCGCGGAGGGCGTGGCTGTACAAGATTGTCGTTGCCCTGGTACCGTTGCTAGTGGCAGTGGGAGTCGTTACTCAGGATATTGCCGGACTGATCTTGAACGTCGTTGCTGCCCTGCTTGCTGTTGGTGCGGGAGGTATGGCCCTGACAAACGTAACGCCTGACAACGTCTTCAAGATTGCCGTTGAGGTAGAGGAAGAAGACGAGGAAGTGGCATAATGGATTTTGAAAGTTTCGACGGCATCCAGGTGCCGATTGATCCTATGGAGTTGCTTAACTGCGATTCTTGCCAGTAAAGACTAAACCCCGGCCAGGCTTCCCTCCTTTCTCCTGACCGGGGTTCTTTGCTGTCTGGTTATTTTGTCCAGAGGTAGACGGTGCGTTTCGCTACGCCGAGGAGCTTGGCAATAGTCGGAGCGTGATACCCATGCTCCATAGCTCGGTGCGATACGTAGCGCATTTGACGGCTGTTCTGTGCCAGGTCTTTCAAGATGGCCTTCCGGTCAGCGCCCAAGCGTTCTAGTACTTCTTTCATGTTCACCTCCCCTTCTTCGCTCACTCTACGAACTCGCAGATGGCTTCGGTTAGTTCGTCGAGGTCGAGCGCGGGATCAGTCCAGCTGACACCGTCGGGTGTTGCCTCCCCGATGATGTTCCGGGCTTGAAGCGCGCCGATGACTTCTGGGTAGCTGAGGCTGGGCTCTGCCTCGAGTTCCCGAACGACAGCCGCGTAGTAGTCCTCGTCTGAGTTCAGGAACATCATTACGTTCCAGGTTTCTCTGTTACGCCAACCGTTCATTACTTGCTCTCCTTTCTAGGGTGCTCTTCTCGCCAGAGGCGGAGCACTTCTTTTTTGGTGTAGTAAAGGTACTTGTGGTTGTGCGGGTGGCGACCATCGCAGGGCAGATGATAGAACCCGCTATCCAATAAGACGATGTCTTTCTCAGTTGGCCTCACCATTCTGGCTTCTCCCTTCTCACCGCAGGCATATCCCTGACGGTTCGCCGGTAATCCACGACAACAACATCATTGCCAGCGTCGTTGTCTTGCATCTCGGTACTGATCCCTAGACCGGACTCGCCGGTCAAGTCGGGGTCGATGTACTTGAGCATCTTGGTAAACAGGATGCGGGTGAAGTACGCTGGATCACTTACCCGTCGCCCTTCAAGTATTGCTTCTTCGACGATACGGACATTCTCCTCACCTAACCAGTGACCGTAAAGCCAAACTGATTCACCGTTCGGGTGGATTACTTGGATATTGCTACGGTCTCCCATTAGGCAACCTCATCCCGAATATCGACGAGCTCGACCTGAGCGCGGATTCCGTTACGGAACGCGTCGTCGTGAACAATTTGAATCATGATCATTGCGTCCTTGAAGGAGCGGTGGGCGGTTTGGCTCACGCCATCGCGGGTGATTACGTTCACCCGGTAGGGAGCTAGTGTTTTGGTGCTGGCCATTGTGGCCTCCTTTCGTTATTTATAGGATAGCGCTATCCTTACAAAAAGGCTACCTGAATCCGCTATTTTTTTTGAGAATCAGCTAGGCTTCGATCAGACCCAAAAACTGTAGGAGGGAATATGGGCTACTTCAAGAATCGAATTATCGCTAACCAGGTTGAGCTGGGAGACCGGATACCGGCTCCGCGATCAGCCAAAAGTCACGTCGCATATCAACACGGCATTACGAGCCGTCGCTGGTTACGCGCAATAGAACGTGAGCACCGAGACCATCATCGAGGAGTTGCCCTCGCTGTCGGTTTCGTAGCACTCGGCATTGGGATGTTGCTCGGATTCGTGTGGGCGGTGATCGCATAATGAAAATCATTGCTTACACACTCGGATTCCTAATGGGCCTCGGGGCTTGGATAAGTGCCTCGAAGTTCCGCGCCATTGTCTTCATGTCAGTGGCAGCCGTTATGGTAACAGTAGCCGGATAGGGGGAATCATGGCTAGAGCAAGGAACACTGATCCGATCACGTCGCATGAAGCGGCGGAGTCAGTCGGAGAACCGTCAGAAACGCAAGCGTATGTTCTTCGAGCATTACGCAAACCCCGTACCGACTCTCAGTTGATTGAAGCGTACAACGCTTTGGCAAGAGCTCCCAGGGCCAGCGAATCTGGTATCCGTACACGTCGCGCTGAACTCGTAGCGATGGGTCGCGTATCGGATTCCGGCAAGCGGGAAAAGACTGCTTCTGGCCGTTGGTCAATCGTCTGGGAGCGTACCGAGCGATGAGCACATACGAACGCGCGGATGCTATCGAATCGCTGGCGGAAACACTGGCTGAGGCCTGGCGTGATCTGTTAAGTGATGGATTACACACCGGCGAGAAAGCAGAAGCGTTGCGGGTGGAGGTAGTTGATTCAGCCCGGCAACTGGGGATAGCGGAAGACGTCTATCACCGAGCAGTTCAAATAATGAAAGGAGAAGAAAATGATTAGCGATCAGTTCGTGGCTAGCAAGTCTCTTGATGAGGCGGGTTGGTTATCGGCTCGGGAGGGCAAGATCACTGCGACGTTAATTTCTAAGGCGCACACACCTGCGGGTAGGGCTGAAGCGTTGGCGAAGTTACGCGGTGATTCTGAACCTATCCAAGACAACGCTTACATGGCGTTCGGGCGGGAGATGGAACCGTTCGTATCTATGTTCCTGCTGGATAAGTTCTCAATCCTGCCTAACGACTGGCTCGTCAAGTCCCGTGTCGATGACAAATACGTTGCAACACCAGATGGTATTTCCTTTTGGGCTCCACTGATCTCAGAAGTCAAGACCACCGGCAAGGACTGGGGAAGTTGGTCAAAGGTGCCAGCGCAATATAAGCGCCAGGTTCAATGGCAACTTTACGTCACCCAAGCCGAGGAGTGTGTGTTCTCTTGGCTCTTGCGAGAGGAGCGCGATGGCGTCTTCGTATCACCTTGGATGGAGCCAAAGTGCACCTCGGTGAAGCCCGATGAGGAAATGATTTCGGAGCTCGTAGCCCTGGCCGAGGGCTTGATCGAGGAGGCTGGATTGTGACGATTACAGCAACCGAAGCCGTAGGCCCTGATGATGAGCGTTGGGCTTATAGACAGTTCACCGTTACGGGCAAGATTTACAGCCCGAAGAAAAGTATCGCCCAGTATCGCGTCTTCTGGGCTTTACGGAACAGCAATTTTGATGACGCAATTCTGATTGACAACATTGAGATAGAGGAGGAACAGTAATGCCACAGTTCAACTTGGATGAGTACGAACTTGTTGAAGACCGTATCCGCAGGTTCTACGAGGATCACCCGGATGGTCGTATCACGACGATGGAGATTACGACTCCCGAAGACCGAGCAAAAGGTGTTTGGGTAGTCCGGGCGGAAATCTACATCGACCACGAGGATCAGCACGCACATTGCCCAAAAGCAAGCGGCTGGGCGTTCGAGGTTGAGGGCACTGCGGGTGCGAATCGCACTTCAGCGCTCGAGAATGCTGAGACAAGCGCTATCGGTAGGGCACTAGCCAATGCTGATTACGCCAAGGGCAAACGTCCTTCACGTCAAGAGATGGCCAAAGCGCAGGCTGGGCCTCCTGTTAAGACTCGGGAGTCGATTGAGGTTCCTGCTGAATTCATGGCTAGGATTAAATCCAGCGAAGACCTTGAGGCTCTTGGAGTCTTGTGGGAAGAAGCAGTCAAGAATGGATGGACAGAAGAAGTACGCAGTCACTTTACTGCTAGGAGGAAGGAGGTAGAAGGTGGTTAAGACTATAGGAATGAAAGACGTGCGCCTAATCGCGACGGCTGACGCTTACGTAGACGCTTTCCATCAGGGATCAGCGAGCTGGCGTGACTGGTATGCGATCAGTTCGATACTGCTCGGGGAACAGCGGAATCCAATCGGAGAAGCCGAGCCTGATGCCGAGTAATCTAACGCCACAACAAGTGATCGAAACCTTGTCTACAATCGGCAAGGATATCGACGAAGCGACAGCTGACTTGGGCGACCTCGATGAGGCAGTGGTTCATGCTCGACGTGAGTATGAGACAGCCTATGCGAGGACGTTCTTGAGCACAGAAGGAGCGATGGAGATACGGAAGTACTCTGCGCGACTGGAGACTGTCAATCAGATGTTCGCTTTGGAGATTGCGGAGCAAAAGCACCGCGCAATGACAGCACACATTCGTGCTCTCAGGGACAGGCTGGAGGTTGGCCGTTCAATTAGCGCGCTCGTAAGGATGGAGTGGGGAGCGCAGTGATCGGTGTAGCCGGGAACCCTCCAGACCGAGCAGTAATGTTTACGGTCTGGGGGGAACCCCGCTCTAAGCAACGCCCGAGGGTGACGCAGCGGGGAGCTTACACGCCGAAGGAGACACTTGAACGGGAGCGGGCTGTCCGGGACGCGTGGCGAGAGTTTGGGGAGCCTTGGTTCGAGCACAAGTTGGTTGTGTCGATAGACTTCTTCAACTCGACCCGACATCGACGCGACATTGACAACATGGTTAAGCTCGTGCTGGATGCTTTGAACAATGAAGCGTTCCCAGACGACAGCGCTGTGGTAGAGCTTAATGCCCGCAAGTTCTTTACCACAAAGGGCAAAGCTCGAACGGTTATTACGTTGCGCGAAGTGATCTTGTGGCCCGATGAACAGTAAGCAGTTCCGCCGCTTCTTAGACAGGGATGGTGGCTGTGTTCACTGCGGTGAGCTTGAAGCTGTGGCACCTCATCATCGTCGTAACCGTGGCATGGGAGGCTCTAAGTTGTTAGGCGAGCCATCTAACATCATTGTGCTCTGCTCTACGATTAACGGCTTGCTCGAATCTGATGCGCGTTGGGCGGAACTCGCTCGGGAACGTGGTTGGAAATTAACGGCAG